CCTACCTGTATGAAGGGTGTTAAACCTTCCTACCTGTACGAAGATCCTCTATAGGACCTTCGCCCAGCCTCGTTTCAGCTGAGACCCACGAAGCGGGGTCAGGGCTGGATCGTTCGACCGCCCAGTCCTTTCAAGACTGGTTAGGCTAGATAAAACATGGTTCCAACCATGGCTTTGGACGCAAGTCCTAGGCTCTAGTCTAATGACCGGGGAACAAAACCACTGCACGTCGGGATGCCAAAAGGCATCTTGAAATGCGAGGTGTTGTACCGGGGTGTATTCAGCGATTCCTCCATGCTCAGGGTTGTTCGTTCGCATCAAACGATGCTTACGAACGCCCAGTCGCTTGGAAAGAATAGAGTATAACTCCGTCGAAGCATCCTGGAATCCTCCCAAACGCAATCTTTGCGCAAGGTTGGACATACTCAGGAGACCAGCAGTGCCGATGGCATCGTACGTTGTCTTCCATCGAGTCGGAGTGACATCTACGCCATTAAAGGCATCAACGCCACAAGACTCGCGAAATAGTCCATATAGAAAGGACTTATTCTGGTTAACAACTAATCCGAACTCAGATAGCATTGACATTACTGTCGCTGCATTCTCGTTCGGTACGATAATATCGTCACCAAACACATAAACGTCAGAGGCCCGATGAAGGCCTAAGACCTCATGCGTTGCTACACACAGCGCCCAGAACACTAAACTCTGCACAGGAAACGTTGTTGCGTTCCCCATGGGAGCGTAGCAGTGAGACTCAACCTGACTTCCGTCAGGTAAGTCTATGTACTGTGCGCGACTGCAACCGAAGTACTTGTAGTAGCGACCAAACAAGTGCTGTACGAGACAATCGGCTATTCTATCACTGGCCTCTTTGAGGTCAATAGTAGCATAGTGACGATTGTAGCTCGCACTTAACGCTAGATTAGCGTTCACTTGCTGGTTGTCAAAATGAACATGGCCAAATGGCCAAATCCACCTACCACAAGCATCGCGACGTATCTTCTCGATACATCGCTCAAGCTCCCTACGCACACCCTGTTGGGCCCAAACGGCTTCAGCAGGATGTACGCAAATGAGCCTTGGCCCGCGACTGTCCTTTGGGACAGCCACGAGACGAGCGCATATAGACGACGTTACGACAGCACTTGCCTCTTGAATGAGGTAGTTGCTTATATCGTAATAATCTGCCCAAGGGTATACGGCCTCGATGGTTTCGTACCATTTCGACCACATGCCTTTTGGAACAGTTTTGTCGTAGACCGCCCCGGGACCGTGGGAAGGAACTATTTCCTTCCATCGACCGACGGAGAGGACGCTTGTACAGTGTTTGCGAGCACGATCAAGTATCGCGTGAGCGACTCCACTACGTGGAATTTCCCACCCAGATACATCATGCTGGCAATCAAGCCAAGCTTTAACAGCCGATGCTTCGGTTTCATCTGTGTATGTGTGTTCAGCTTTGTAGCAGAACAGAAGGAGCTGCCTCAGGTAGCGCAAATCTAATGGATCTCGGTCCCTCAACGGGGCCTTAATCCATCGCGCTATTAGAGGTAGCATGGCTTCAGGACACAGAGCCAGTAAATCCGAGCTAACCTCCTCCCATTTCTGGGAGGTGGCGTCGCACGAATAACCTGGTACGTCATGTGGCATATGCTTGTATTCGACCGAGCCGATCAGGCCCGCATCGCGTTCAAGTAAACCACGTAACTCCTGTTCCTGGAGCAATAACTTCTCCAGCTTAGGTGCATCTTTGATGCACCAATCGAGGTCTATCGCAAGCCGCCCTAATGATGGGCATTTCGAGAGACGGACGATGTCTGCTAGCAGGCCTTTGTATGTATGCTGTATAGCGTGCATATTACTGTCCTTGGTAGCAAGTCAGCCTGGTCCTGCATCACCCCTGCTTTCGCAGGATTAACGCCTCACACTACGATGCTCTTCAGCTTTCGCTGTTAAGCACCGCCGTGAGGTAGTTCGGAGTCGTGCTTGCCGTGAACGCTCGATGAGTGGCCACAACAGTGTCCACGTCATCTTGCGTAGCGGACTCGGGCACGACGAGAACGGTGTAGACGGAAACGCAATAGCGCTTTCCTTCAGCCGTTTCGTTCCAGCGATCGAATCGAGGAGAGAACCGCATAGCGGGCTCCTTCGACTTCGAATCGACGCTCGCCTGTCGTTTAATGGACAGGATATCCGGCAGATTAATGCCGCGAGCTGAACTCCGACGTTCAGAGCCTTCTTCAGTATCGAAGGACTTATTGAACGTAATCGAATTAACGGTGATGTTGGCATCCATGGGATTTGCCTATGTTACTAGAAGGAGTCTCGGTTTGGTTTGAGACTCCTTGTTGGTGATAACGGTTCGCCTCAGCTATCTACGAAGACGCTGTAGGAGCAAAGCTACCGATAAGGCAGTTTGCTTTTTTCCGAACCGGTCGGAAAGACCTATGTAATAGGTCTTCCCTAGAGGTTGCCGCATGTAACGACGATACACTACATGGCCCAGTTTACTGGACTCAACGAGCGTGTTAGTCGAGCCGTCATAGACATCTCGGAAGACGTCTGTTTCGAGCTCATACTTCATGCTCTTTGATAGGTTAAGGACTTCTATACGATCGCTATTAAGCGTATCGTCTAGGTATCCTATAACCGACGACGTATCGATGAACCAGTCCACCACAAAGCTGAAGGGAACAAGTTCCCAAGCAAAGGAGGCCGGTCCACCAGCTCCAAACCTATTTATAAGGTAGGAGAGTTTACGAAAAAACTCCGTAGAATACGGATTCTTTTCGCGGTACGTCAACACGTAGCGAGTTACTGGCACTTGAAGCGCCAGTCCCTGATACCATATCGTTCTCGACGTCACCACACTTGGTGATTTAGAAAACGGAGCAGATCCGATGAAGGTTCTGCTCACATGGCGAATCGGACACGACACGTAACGCTGATAATCCTTTTCTACTTTCTTAAGGTAGTTGAGGACAGCACCTGTATCCCTAAGGAGAGGAGCAATGCCAAAGCTATAGGCCAGAAACTGGCCCGCAGCATGGCGACTCATCCCCTTAACAGCCTTCCTCATCGACTCCCACTTGCTCGCCTTGTAAGGCGCGTAAGACGAGAGCTGTTTGATGGAAGACGGGATCTCGTGTGCTTCAGCGAGGTTTACGAGGCCTTCAACAACAGGACGCCTTGCTTGATCGTACATTCCTTGAATGACGACTGCATCGTTCTGCTGCGCCCAGTTTACCGTCCACCCTGCATGTTCTTCATCGGGGCTTCCCCCGAGAAATCCACGCAAGGCCATAACCTTGATGGAGGCATCAGCCTTTACCAACTTGGTATTGACAGTGTCTGTCAAGTACCAGTAATACCCCTTATACGTGACGGTACTAGTACCGCCCGCGTAGTAGGTACCGGACAGTTTAGTAACTGTCTGCTGGCATCGGTAATGGTCCACTACACCACAACGTGGATAGTGGCCTTCCTCATCAGCAATCCTTTCGTCGATACGATCAAGATCGTACGCGCCTCCAGGATTGGTATAGCTAGAATTCGTATCCCAAGTATTGGGAGTTCGATCTTTGCTATAGTTACGGTAGTATCCCTGCTGATAAGCAGAGATAGTATCTGACGACTGAACTATCGTCCTCGATCGTGTTCTCATC